TTAGAGGCTGGAATTATATATTCATCCTCTCCTGCTTCTCCTACGAGTCCCATTGTGGGTCGTGTAGCAACTCCACCAGAAGCAAATGCTTGGAAGCCTCCTCTTTCATAACCTCCTTCTGCATTTATTTTTAAAGCACCCATTATTCCTTTCTGAAGCATCATGCTTGCGATTTGTCTTGCAACACCAGCAAGTGATTCTCCTAGTGATTTAGTTCCATCAATTAACCCCATAATTGCGTCAGTCATGCCTGTTGCAATCGTTTCTTTTATCTTTTGCCATTGGGCTTCTAGCTTCTTAGTATTTTCAGCTTCTTCTTTTAATTGCCCATTCTTTTCTACTAATTTAATTACTTGAGTCCTATACCCCTCTCCTATTTTATCTACTATTTTTTCAATTGTTTGTTGTTGCTTAATCTCTTCTTCATTACCATCTATTTTTCCTTGTAATAAATTATTTTCATTTTGTAATTGAGTTAATACTTCTTCAGCTTCATCTTTTTTCTTCTGTCTAAACGCATCTATTTTTGTTTGTAGTTCAAAGTTAACTCTGTTTAACTCTATTTCTGTCTGTTTTAGACCAAGAATTTTTGTTTCTTCACTACTTGCCTTAGAAGCAGTTTCCATTGCCTTACTTATAATTGAAGCCTTCTCTTTTTCTGCTTCTAATCTAAATTCAAGTTCCTTATCTTCATCTGTTCTTGCCTGTGCAATTTTTCTATCAATACCTAAAAGAGCAGCTTTAAGCTCGTTTTGTCTCTCTAGTTTTGCAATAAGGTTGTTTTCTTCTACGATTATCTTGTTTACAGCGTCTAACTGATCTTTGAATAAAAGATCTTTAGCCGCAGATCTTTCTTCATTAAAAGCATCTACGTCAAAGTTTTCGTTATTTGCACGGCCTTCTCCCCTTAACCTGTCAGTCTCTCTATCAAACTGGTTTAACCTAATCCGAGAATCACCCTTAACTCTTTCTATTCGATCTGTAAATGTATTACCTGTAGGCATAGCCTCTCGTATTGCTAGTTCATTCCTTAACGCCGCAGCATTTTCTCTCATTTTATTTCCTAGTGCAGTTGCTTTAGCTATTGATTCTTGTAGTGCAGGATTTACACCATCTACCAGCCCAGAGATAAACTCATTAACACTAGGAGGAAGAAGATTAAGCTTTTTACCGAAATCTCTTACAAGACCAAATAATCTATTCCATCCAGCAAAAGCCATTGATATAAGTTTTAATATTGCACTTAAAGTGACAAGAACTGGTGAGCTGATAATTCCTAAGAACGCACCTACCGCACCAACGACATCATTCCATGCAGCCTTAACAAGATTTACAGCGTTATTTACGTCTTGAAGAGAAGCAGCAGAAGCTCCTGTCTGATTTTGAACTTGTTGAGCTGCCAAAGCTCTTGCTTTCTCTATATTCCCCGCCTTTGTAAGAAGACTTATTTGAGTTTGCAGTTCTGCACTTAGACGAACACCTGAATCAACCAACTCATCCATACTTACGGTACGAAGAGCTTCACCTAGTGCTGCTGCCTTTTGAACAGCAGTATCCATCATTGTTCCTATCGCACTACCGAGAATTTGAGCACCAAATCCTTGCATACCCATCTTGTTTCCAAGTAATGCACCACCAACACCACCACCGACAGAACCAACTCCTCCTCCAAACAAGAGAGGGAAACCAGCTCCAAGCATTAAGTTTTCTCCTCCTCTTCCTCCCATTCCACCTTTTCTACGTCTTATTCTTCTTATGTTTTGAAGTCTTTCTCTAGCAGTCTTTTTCTGTAGAGCAGAATCTCTCTTTGTTATTTTTTCTTGATTCTTCTTGGATTGTTCTATTTTCTTTTCTATTTCCCAAGTTCTTCTTACAACTCCTGTTCTCTTTGTTTCTAGTTCTAAATGCCTTCTAATTGATTTAGCAACAGCGTCTTCTGCGCCTGGTCTGTTTGGCCCAAACATTCCTGCTGGTCTTCCAGAAGGAGTATTCATTACTTGATCTGCTCTTCTGCTGAAATCAGCAAATCCACTACCAGCTCTACTTGCTTTACTTCTTCCTACGTTTCTAACAATATTACCGTGCATCCCAGGAGATCCAGCAGCTTTAATCCGCTTCATTGCATCTTCTAAATTCTTTGCATGAAGATGAGCGTGTTCAAAAGAATTGGCTAATTTATCGTATTGCTTTTGAGTTTGAGGAAGCTGTGCCCCTACTTGCGTATTCGTATGAAGAAGATTCCTAAGTGCTCCACCAGCAGCCCAAGCTTTCTTTGTTAAAAATTCAAACCCTTTAATACCTAGAGCTGTTAGAGCAACAGCAACACCGCCAGCTATCTGAGGATGGGCGGCCATTAAACTTCCTAAACCCATAAATGCGGCTGATAAGCCTTGAGCTTTAAAGGTAGTCAAGCCAAGTGCTTTTACAGCAAGACCATTTTTAGCAACTAGACCGTTATAACTTTTTGCAAGTTGATCTGCTCCAATAGCAGCCGCACCGAAAGCTCCTAGACCCATAGCCCTTCCAGCAGCGTTATTGCCAGATTTACTAAATCTCTCAAATACGCTTACATTTTTACTTAGGCTAGAAACACTCTTTGATGCTGAATCTGCACTACGTTTTAAATTTGTAAAACCTTTACTGCCAATACGATCTAACTTTTCATTTATCTGGTTTAATCCTTTAACTAGCTTTTCATTACTCGCATTTATTCCCTTTAAATTCTCTGACAACTTATTTAGTTGGTTCAGATTCTTGACAACAATATCAATTTTGGTTTCTAAGCTCACGATCCATCGCTTCTTTTCACTTTAGTTTACCTACGTCTGCGGTTTTTTCGCATTTCTTCTTCCTGATCTTCGTTTAAAACTTGAAAATAAGCACTCCATGCAATAATTTCTTCCATCGTCATCTGACGTATCTCCGCTAAAGACTTGCCTAATTCTTTAGCGATACCAAACTGAAGCATCAGTAAATTATCTTTACGAAGCTCCTTACTTAGCTCTTTGGGTCTAGTTGATCCTCATCGTCTGTAATCACAGCAAGCATTAACTTTTGCAAGTCAGCATCCTTAACTTCGTTCTTTAAAACGTCAATTTCTCCAAGATTAAACAATCTTTGACCAGTATCATCTTGTGCTTTTGTCATTAAAAGTCTTAATGCAAATTCATTAGCATCATCAGACTTAGCTCCCTTTTGTGCCCTTTCTCTTTCTGCCATTGTTAATGGCGTAACCCACATCTCAAATACAGATCCATCAGATAGTTCAACTTCTTTTTTTACTGCATCTAAATTTGCAGCTCTCTTTAAACGATCTACAGCTCTCAATCCTGATCGAGAAGGTTTAGGACTAGTTGTCATAAGAAAAATGGATACAGAATTATTCTAACCTAATAAACAATAAAAAACCCTGCACTAGGCAGGGTTAATTGGAACATTCCGTGTCCCAAGACTATTATGTAGAACTTAGGTCGAAAGCAGGGAGACTTGCTGGACGGAAGTTAACTGTTACTTCTTGAGCATCATCAGGGTTAACACTGAAGCTTGCAGAAGTTAGCGTTGCATCAAAGCTGATTGAACGACTAAGAGTATCACTAACGTTGCCACCACTAAATACACGGTCTGTATAAAGCTTGAACGCTGCACCGACTTGCTGACGTTGAAGAACGTCTTCTACCAATCTGTTTGATAGAGCTGAGTCTTCGTTTGTCATATATGTAGAAGCAGTACCAGAACCATCACCAAATCCAGCGATGTAAGTTCTAAATGGAACGTATTGACCAGGGGCTTGACCAATTGTTGTTACATCAATCTCAGCTCTTTCAATTT